CACTCTTCATTAAGTAAATTAAAAAACTCATCAGTTATTTTTAGTTTAACTACACATGGTCCCCAAGTTAGAACTTGGTATTCAATTTGATTTTTATTTGTCTCTTTTGACAGTTTGTCTATCGTCTTGTGATGATTCTTCACGTCTTCGTCTGACATCATTTTGTTGCTCCTCTTTGTTAAAAATTTCATTAAAATTTTTTCGATAAGTATTATTACTTATTCTAGATTTACCGTCCCATTTAAAACCTTTTTTAGCTACCATGTAAATTCCAATCAAACTTTCTGTTTGCTCTTTCAAGGTCTAAATCAATTACATTGTCGCCTAAATTTTTTGCGTAAGGTTCGTAATGGTCTATCACTTGTTCAATCTTATGTAATTTATTTTTAATGTGTGGCCATACAGCTACACAAATTTCTAAACAATCTCTATGAGACACTCTCCATCGCCATTGTCTTTTCTTCCCTGGTTTAACTTTACGTTCACCAAAGGAACCAACTTTAAATGTATCATGACACCACTTCACAGTATCTTTATCAGTCATAGCTATCTCTAGTCTTATAACCCAGACATTGTGAACTGGTTTGCCAGGTCTAGTGTTACGCTTTTGTTTAGTTTGTTTGTAATAAATGGAACCTTCGCCATCTATCAAACCGGCTAAGTATGCAACATCGTGTTCGGTCATAGGCTAGTTAAGCTTACCATTTGTAACAGAATCAACAGTGTTATCAGACTCATTATCTTGGGGTTTATAAACATAAAATTCTCCTTCCGAATCGCAGTCCCAGCACTGATGAATAGATTCCCCCTCTTCAGTACCAACTTTTAAAAATCCATTCCCTTTGCAGGTTGGACAATACATTATTTTAACGTTAGTCTTTTTTAATCTTACCATTTAACTTCTTCGCTTTCTCATTTGCAATCTGTTCGATTGTTTTAGATATTGATAGTTTTGCATCAGGCAATAAAACCTTCGACAACTGTATCAAAGTCTTGTATGTTTCGTGTGTTAACGAAACATTTCTATATTTAGTTATATCAGTCATTGTGTCCTTTCATTTATTTCTGAGCACTATATAGGATTGATTAAAGGATTGTCAAGATGAAAATAATTTTATTATTATACATGTGTTCTTTAAGCACAGGTGCATGTCTACCGCCATACGAATGGCCTACACAATTTGATGATCCATATAGTTGTAGTATTGCAGGTTACGAGGAAGCAGCTAGAAAATTAAAAGAGTTGGGACCAGAAGAAGTTAATAAACATCAGATA